GAGCAGAAGGAAGCGTGATATGTCAGAGCAGGATCAGACCGTGGAACTAGCCTTGCTGAGAAAGGACATGGAACTCTTGCAGAGCGACATGGCTGAGGTGAAGTGCGACCTGAAGAAGCTCGCTGATGCGTGGTCTACGGCAGAGAACTTAGTGGCCTTTATCAAGTGGCTTGCCGGCATCGCCGCCGCCATCACGGTCTTGGTTGTGTTCGTTAAGGGTTTTGTTTTACCTGTAAAGGAGTAACGCCTTGGCGTTGATTCCGCTCAACATCCAGCCGGGCGTTTATCGTAACGGCACCGACTACCAGAGCAAGGGCCGCTGGCGTGACGCCAGCCTTGTGCGCTGGTATGAGAACACTATGCGCCCGGTGGGCGGGTGGCGTAAGCGATCTAACACGGCGTTCTCTGGACTCTGCCGTGGCCTGATCGCGTGGCGCAACAACTCCAACGTGCGTTTCATTGGCATTGGCACGCATAGCAATCTTTACGCCATGTCTGAATCCGGCACGCTGACTGACATCACCCCAGCCGGCTACACGGTGGGCGATCAGGACGCCATCCTAAACCTTGGGTATGGCGGTGGTGGCTACGGACTATTTGCTTACGGCACCCCGCGTGCTGATAGCGGTACGGTGACACCTGCAACGACGTGGAGCCTTGATACTTGGGGTGAGTACCTGCTTGCTTGTGCGAGCAAGGACGGCAAGATTTACGAGTGGGACTTGAACACGGCAAACGATGCCGTGCTGCTCTCCAACGCGCCGACCGGGAATAAGGGCGTACTTGTGACCGCCGAGCGATTCGTGTTCGCGCTCGGCGCCGACAGCAATGGTCGCAAGGTCGCGTGGTCGGATCAGGAAGACAACAACACCTGGGCGCCTGCCATCGAGAACCAAGCCGGCGACCAAGAGCTTGAGACGAACGGTTCGATCGTAGCGGGCAAGCGTCTGCGCGGTATCAACTTGATCTTCACCGACGTGGACGTACACTCGGCGCAGTACCAAGGGCCGCCGTATGTCTACGGCTTTGAGCGCCTTGCGACGGGCTGTGGCGTGATTAGCGCGCAAGCCGTCGCGGCGGTGGAGTCGGTCGCGTATTGGTGGTCGCCCTCGGGTTTTTTCACCTACGACGGCTTCGTGCGCCCAATCAAGTGTGATGTGCTCGACTACCTTACGAACAGCATCTCGCAGACGCAACGCTCTAAAGTGTACGCCGTGGCGAATAATCAGTATGGCGAAGTGTGGTGGTTCTACCCGAGTTCTAGCAACGTCGAATGTGACTCGTATGTAATTTACAATTATCGTGAGCAGCATTGGTCAATAGGTAGTTTGGCCCGCACGGCGGGCACTGATCGTGGTGTCTTCAGCTACCCGATCATGGTGTCGCCGGATGGATTCGTGTACGAGCACGAGGTAGGCGTCAGTTACGACGGCGCAGCGCCTTTTGCGCGCTCTGGCCCCATTGAGTTGGGTGATGGTGAGCGGCTCTTGGTCGCCAAGCAGTTGATTGCCGATGAGAACACGCAAGGCTCTGTGAGTTTGCAGTTCATTTCCAAGTTTGCGCCGAGCGGTTCTGAGACGACCAAGAGTTACACGATTGACTCAATCTATACCCCGGTCAGATTTACGGGGCGCCAGATTGAGATGCGCATTACGGGCACCTCTCCTGCTACAGATTGGCGCGTTGGCACGATGCGGCTCGAAGCCATACCGGGTGGACTGCGATGATGGAGCAAGATGAGATCGAAGGACTCGAACACGTCACTAAGTTTCGTGAGCCTATTGAAAGAGCCTTGCAAGAGGGCTACGGGCAGATGAAATTTAACGACGTGCTCGACTACATCAAGAGTGGGGAGTTCCAGTTCTGGTCTTCAGAAAACTCTTGTGTAATTACGACGATCGACATGTTCCCGCAGCTTAAGCAGTTGACTGTGGTGATCGGTGCCGGTGATTTGAAAGAGATTGATGATGTCATTCGCCCCGTGATCGAAGAGTGGGGCCGGCACATCAAATGCGACACGATGTTAATAATGGGCCGCCCGGGTTGGGAAAGGGCGCTTAATGGCTACCGCAGGACTGCGGTGGTCTTGGAGAAAAGACTGTGAGTAACCTGTTCAAATCCAAGAGTCAGCAGACTTCCTCGACTTCTTACGACCCGCGCGTATACGGCGAGTCACTGCAAAACTTGCAGTTAGCCGAGCAGGTCGCGGCGATCCCGTTCCAGCAGTACCGTGGCCCGATGGTCGCGCCGTTTACCCGCGACTACATGACGGGTGAGCAGATGACGCGCGCGATTGCCTCGCAGGGCGGCTATGTTCCAGAGGTGGAGCAGGCGGCGCGTGCCACGCAGATGGCGCTGGGCTTCCAGCCGGCCTCTGTGCAGGCTGGTCAGGTGGGTACGCAGTTTGCGCCAGAGCGTGTGCAGGCCGGTCAGACGGGAACGGAGTTTACCTCCCGTGACGTAGGCGGTGCCTTGCAGGGTGGCCCGCAGCAGGTGCAAGCGCAGCAGATCGGCACACAGTTCCAGTCGCGTGACGTGGGTGCGTCTTTGGCAGGTGGCCCGCAACAGGTTCAAGCCGGTCAGATCGGCACGCAGTTTGGTGCCGCGAACATTGGCGCCGAGCGTGTAGGTTCTTCCCTTCAGGGCGCCCCGCAAAACGTGCAAGCCGGTCAGATCGGCACGCAGTTCCAAGCGCCGACGACGCAGGCCGCGCAGTTTACGGACACGTCGCTCGGGCAGTACATGAACCCGTATCAGCAGGGCGTGATTGATACGGGCCTTTCGGATATTAGCCGGCAGGATGAGTTGGCGCGTCAGCAGCGCGCACAACGTGCCTCTGCGGCTCGCGCCTTCGGCGGCTCCCGTGCTGCGATTCAGGAAGGTATTGCCGCAGGTGAGGCGGCGCGTGAGCGTAATCGCTTTATCGCCGAGCAGCGGTCGCAGGGTTTCCAGCAGGCTGCTCAGTTGCGTCAGTCGGACGTGCAGTTGCAGCAGCAGGCTAACCTTGCCAACCAAGCAGCACGCCAGCAGGCGCAGCAGATGGGCATGACCGCCGAGCAGTTCAACGTCGGTCAGGGTATGCAGGCGCAACTTGCTAACCAGCAGGCGCGTCAGCAATACATGCAAATGGGCTTGACCGCAGAGCAAGCGAACCAGCAGGCGTCGCTTGACGCTGCGCGCACAAATCAGGCCGCGCAGTTGCAGGCTCAACAGATGGGATCGCAGGCGCAGCAGTTCAACGTGGGGCAGAATATGCAGGCCCAGATGGCGAACCAGCAAGCCCGTGAGCGGTTCATGCAGATGGGGCTGTCGGCAGAGCAGGCTAACCAAGCCGCGAACCTTCAGACGCAGCAGATGGGTCTTACGGCGGCTCAGGCGAACCAACAGGCCGGCATGCAGGCGGGGCTGGCGAACCAGCAGGCGCGTCAGCAGTTCATGCAGATGGGCCTCTCTGCCGAGCAAGCCAACCAGGCTGCCAACTTGCAGACGCAGCAGATGCGTCAGCAGGCCCAGCAGTTCAACGTGGGGCAAGGCATGCAGGCGCAGTTGGCTAATCAGGCCGCTGCCCAGCAGGCTGCCCAGATGGGCCTCACCGCGCAGCAGTTCAATGCGCAGCAGGCGATGCAGGCCGGGCTTGCCAACCAGCAGGCCGGTTTGCAGGGCGCGCAGTTCCGACTCGGTGCGGCGCAGCAGTTGTCCGGCCTTGGACAGCAGGCGCTCCAGAACCGCTACGGTGCCGCTCAGGCCATGATGGGCATTGGCTCGGCGCAGCAGCAGCTCGCGCAGCAGTTGATGAACGCGCAGCGTGCTGAGTTCGACCGTCGGTTGCAGTATCCGCTCCAGCAGCTTGCCATCCGTCAGGGTGCGATCGCGGCGGCGCCAATCAACCAGCAGTCGAGCACTACTCAGCAGTCGCGTCCGAGTTACGCCCAGATCGCTGCGTCGGTCATCTCCGACATGCAGGCCAAGAAGAACGTCAAGGGCATCAAGAACCCGCTTGATAAAGTCAATCGCCTCAAGGGCATTGAGTTCGAGTGGGAGGACGAATACAAAGATGATGCCGAGGAGAACGGGCAGAACGGTTACGGCAAGGACATGAGCATCTCGGCGCAGGAAGTTGAGAAGGTTATGCCTAGCGCGATCAGCCGCCGCCCGAAGGACAACTTGCGTCAGGTTGATCTGACTCAGGTGGTTGGCTTGCTGACCGAGGCGGTCAAGGAGCTTGACGCCAAGGTTGAGAAGAAGGGACGGGTCAAGAAATGATGCTGCAAGGTGGCGATGGCACAACCATATTTTCTGGAAAGACTAACCCGTTTCTGCGCCAGCAAGAGGCTGAGACGTTCAACATCTTCGGCAAAAAGATATTGAAGAAAGACCTAAAAGACGTAATGAAGCGTCTTTCTGGGGCGGTAGGAAATGGAGCAGATGGCGAAGAGGAGGCAGACCTTTTTTCTGGAACTGCCGGCCCTAAACTTCAAGCGCCAAGCGCCCCGAAGTACAACCCCAATTCTCTTTATGGATCGTTATTCAGCATGTATGGCGGGCAGCGCGTAAAGGGCGGCCTTCTCGGAGAATAAAATGGCAACTCGTTATCAGAAATTCATTGGCGGCCTGCTCGGCGAAGATGTCGAGGGCATGAGCGAGGAAGAGCGCAAAAAGTTCTCTAGAGAAGGCACTACTAGCGCCATACTTGGCTTGCTGGGTGGGTCTGGCTTGCTTGGCGGGCTTGGCGCGTATGGCGAACAGAGAGAGGCCAAGAGAAAGAAGTCAGAACTCGAGGCACGAAAAAAGGCCGCAGAAGACGAGATGAGCCGCATCGCTGGCCGTCTCTTTGGCGAAGACCTTGGCGCTAGGGTTATCACCCCAGAAGAAGCCGCAAGAATGGGCAACCCAAAACTTGCTGGGACGATTCGCCCGAGACAGCAAATTGGTATGGGCGAAGAGCCTGATACTGGCGAACTTTCAGAGGTTTCGCTCAGATCAAGATACATCGCAGACCCGCAGGATGCACTACGTCGCATGATCGGCACTCAGGCTGGTCGTGATGTCGCGGCTGGCATGCCTGATCTCTTCAAGCTTGCCCAAGAGGGTGTTACGGGGCGCACGGTGGGTGATTCGGTCTATAACCCACTTACGGGGCAATTTAGTAAAGCTCCTAAAGAAAAATCAAAAACACTGACTAGAGAAGAAATTGCTAAAGAGGGGCTTCCGCGCGGAACAGTTGCTCAATATGACGCGAATGGCAATCTCAAGATTGTTTATGAACCGAAAGTGGCCGCTCCAGCCGCAGGAACAATAAGCATACCTGGCGTTGGCGCGGTAAAGCTAACCCAAGGCGAGCAACAGCGAGACAAGGACTTTGCGAAAGGTTGGACAGAGTTCAGCGCAAGGGGCGGGTTTGCCGATACCGCAAAGCAGCTAGAGCAGCTCCAAGATGTTTTGACTAGGCTTGAGTCTGGTAAAGACCTAACAGGTGCGTTCACTGGCTTTATCATGCAGACCGCTCCATCAATAGCAAACGCTTTCATGGCTGGCAAGGTCAGCGCAAGAGAGGCAGTTGAAGAAGTCGTGCAAAGAAACTTAAGGATGGTGCTAGGCCCGCAATTTACAAAGGAAGAGGGGGATAAACTGATCGCCAGAGCATACAATCCATCTTTGGGCGAGGAAGAAAATGCTATCAGGCTAACACGACTGATAAGGCAAATCCTCTCTGCGGCAAGCTCAACGCAAAAGGCCGGTGAGTACTTTGATAAGTTTGGCACGCTTAAAGGTTACAACGCAAAAATACCGAGTTTTGCAGACTTTAATGTGACTGGAGATGACAAGGCCGTTGACCTTGGCGAAGTTCCGTCAGGCATTGACCCAAGAGATTGGCAATACATGACACCAGAACAAAGGGCATTATGGAAATGAACGAAGAGCAAAAACGTGCGCTAGCAATAGCACAAGCTCGCCGCAAGCGAGAAGAGGAAGAGGCGCGCGCCAAGAAAGAGCGCGATTACACCACCTCTGAAATGCTTAGTGGTGCCGCTATCAATCTTGTCCCCAGCCTTTATCGAAACATTCTTGAGCCAATCGTAGAAAGACCTGGAGAAACTGCCGTTGGCGCAATGGGGCTGCTTACTGAGGCAGTGCTTGGCACTGGCCCGTCGCCGCAAACTGCAAAAGCACTTCGGGAAGACTACGCAGAGGCATACGGATCGCCAGAAAACATAAGGCGAACGATTGCAGAAGACCCTGCGCGACCTCTTCTTGATATTTCAGCAGCTAGCGGGCTAACCGCTGGCGCATTAAGAGCGGGAGCCAGAAGCATCCCAAGAACAAGCGGCGCCCGTGTCCGCACAAGAGGACTTCTTGAGGAAGCAGGCACTAAATTAGAGCGTGCGTCTCAGGCTCTAGACCCGCTTGCGATTACAACTCGCGGCTTAGAGATTGCGGGGCAATATGGGTTTGCCCCCGCTCTTGGCGTGACATCTGGGGTAGGCACGCGATCCATTGAGGAGGCATTTAGAGCCGGACGTAAAGGTGGGGACACCGCTGAGGCGTTCCGTTCTCAGATGCGCGCCCCAGACCCAGAAGCAATTATTGGCCCAGCCAAACAAGCCTTGGAGAATATACGACTAGATCGCGGTCAGCGGTACAAATCCGGCATGGTCAGCATCAAGGGTGACAAGACTGTTCTTGATTTTGGTAGGGTTGACCAAACTCTTGCAAGTATTCGCGATCGCGGGTTCTTCAAGGGCAAGGAGATAGATAGAAGCGCAGCAGACACTTGGCGCAAGATAGACGAGCTTGTCCAAGAGTGGAAAACGGCTAATCCTGCTGACTTCCATACCCCAGAGGGATTAGATGCGCTTAAAAAAGCAATCAAAGACGTTAAGGATAACCTTCCTTTTGGGACGCCTGCGCGCAATGTGGCGAACAATGTTTATAGCGCCGTTCGCCAGCAGATTACGGATCAAGCCCCAAGTTATGCGAGGGTAATGAAAGATTACGAGGATGCTTCGGCATTGATTGAGGAGATTGAAGGAACACTGTCTTTGGGGAAAAAGGCATCTGTCGATCAGTCTCTTCGTAAATTGCAATCAATACTTCGTAATAACGCATACACAGGATATGGGGCGAGGATGGCGCTAGGAGAAGAGCTTGCTTCGCGAGGCGCTCCAAACTTATTCCCACAACTTTCTGGGATGATGATGGAGCCTATAGCCCCAAGGGGACTGGTCGGACAGGGCGCGGCAGCCGCCACAATAACGTCGGCCCTTACCGGAGGTGGGGTGCCGAACTTGGCTCTTTTAGGGCTAACCTCTCCAAGAGCAGTCGGCACGGCATCTTTTGGCGCTGGTCGAATTGCCGGCGCTCCAGCAGCATTCCAAAGGCAAATGCAGCGGTATGGTGAAAAACTAAAAACAAGACGACCCGAGTACGCAATGCTAATTGATCGCGCTCAAAGAGAGATGCAAATGGGGCGGCTTGACCCGATGATAATGCGTCAGCTTGTTGCCCAGTTTGGAAGGCTTGAGCAAGAGGAAGAGCAATGAGCGAATCCCTCGGCCAAAAGCAGCGCCGCTTCGCACGACTTGTCGGGCGGCTCATCGACAAGGCCCACGAGTTGGGTTTTGAGGTGACGCTGGGCGATGCCTTCCGAGACCCTCGAGTGCATGGCGCGCTGGGGGTCAAGATGGGCTACGGCCATCCGAGGAGTGCGCACAAGCAGCGCCTTGCGATCGACCTTAACCTCTTCAAGGACGGCAAGTTCTTGCAGGGCACAGAAGACCACAAGCCGCTCGGAGAGTGGTGGGAGAAGCAAGCGCCGGATGCGCGTTGGGGCGGTCGTTTTCAAGACGGTAATCACTACTCGATAGAACATGAGGGAATCAAATGATTAAGGGTGCACTGAAATCCAAGACCGTATGGTGGAACGTCCTGCTCGCCGTGCTCGGCGGCCTTGAGCTGATCGGCGCTCACCTGACCACGCTCTTCGGCACACAAGTCGCGGCAGCGATCTTGGCCGCCGGCGCCATGGCGAACATCGCGCTGCGCGCCATCACGACCCAGCCGCTCTCTGAGAAATGATCCAAGCGTGGCTGCTGCGGCAGGCGCCGTATATCATCATCTCACTGGCGCTCCTCGGAGTGGGCCTAGCGGTCGGCAACTGGCTCATCGGCATAGGTCGCGAGCAGGTGCAGCCGCACCTTGACACAGCCTTAAAAGAGCGTGATAACCTCGCGTCTATATTAGATTTTGAGCGGGCCAATGCAAAGAAAGCAGAGGAAGCCGTTAATGTTTACACCAAAGAAATCGCTGGCCTTCGTCGCGTTATTCGTGACCGTGGCCCTGTGCGGGTGTGCTTCTCAGACGCCCCTGACGTGCCCGCAGCCGGCCCAGCCGCCGAAGGTGTTGATGGAGGCACCTCCTCCGCCGGGGGCGTTCCAGGAGCGCCTCGAGGCGATCTTGCGGCCCTCCGAGAGCTTGCCTACCAATGCGACGCCCTAGGTGCGCAGTTGAGGGGGTTGCAGAAGTGGGTGGCCCCGTCCGCGACGACGGAATCCCCAAAAAGTTCCAACTAGCTGGGCACACGATAGAGGTGCGGCCTGTTTCCGCGCGCAAGTGGAAGCACGGCAAAGATTGCGTGGGCATCTGGCTCCCTGACCAGTACCGCATCGAAATACGATCAACCCTGCGCGGCAGCAACCGCCAGCAGGTGTTCACGCATGAGCTGATCCACGCCATGCTTGACATCGCCGGTCACGATGACCTAAGCCGCGATGAGCAACTCGTGGATCGGCTCGGTCATCTGCTCCAGCAGGCGATGACCACGATGGAATGAAACGACACCTAATCATCCCTGACGCGCAGGTAAAGCCTGAGTCGCGTACAGATCACATCAAATGGGCCGGTGAGGCCATCCTAGAATACAAACCCGATGTCGTCGTCTGCTTGGGCGATTGGTGGGACTTGCCAAGCCTCAATAGCCACGCAGAGAAGGGCAGCGCAGAACTTGAGGGGGCGAGATATCAAAAAGATATCTCTGCGGGTAACGCCGCTTTCAAGTTGTTAGACAGTTGCTTGAAACGCTCGCGCAGTAAGACGTGGAAACCTAGGAAGGTTTTTCTTGAGGGGAACCACGAGAACCGCGCAAACCGTATTGCCAAGAATGACCCAAAATGGGCTGGCATCATTGGCTCGCATAACTGCGAGACCTTGGACTGGGAGCGGCACCGATTCCTAAAGATTGTGGAGATTGACGGGATCGCTTACTGTCATTACTTCCCGAACCCGTTTTCGGGTAAGCCGATCGGTGGCACGATCGTCAACCGGCTGAACGCCATCGGCTCGTCGTTCGTGCAGGGCCACCAGCAAGGCTTTTTGTATGCCAGCAAACAATACCCAGATCACGTCAAGCACGGCCTGGTCGCCGGGCGCTTTTACCTTGAGAGCGAGGGGTACCGCCCCGAGGACGTCCAGAAGTCCGAGTGGAACGGGATCGTGGTCTTGAACGGCGTGCGCCGCGGAGACTACGACCTCATGCCGTTACGCATGGATTACCTGCGCCGCAAGTACGGTTAATCGTCGTTCTTGTCGCGCCAGCGGATCGCGGGCCAGAGAAAGAGCAGGGTCAGCAGGATGCCCATGCCGACACCGAAGCCGAAGGCAAGTGTAGGGTCACTCATGTCGGCTTCAGCGCCGTCTCGGCGATAACTGCGCACTCAGGCGAATACTCGGACTTAGCGATCGTCTCGAGCGCCATTTTGTACCGCTGGATGATGGACTTCTGCATCATGTCGATGTATGTCGTCTCCACCTGCCAGCGCACGATCTCGCTGCGCTCGGCTTCCAGTTTCTCAATCTGCTTGACATAAGCATCAAGCCGATCCTGCTGCTCATAAATTACCTGCTTCAGCTGCTGCTTTGTGTTCGCGTTCTCGACCCATTCGTTGAGCCAAGCACGCGGCGGGCTTTCTGTGTCGATTGTGGTCATAAGTGTTCCGGCTGACGCGGCGGGGCCGGTGCTCCGAAGTGTAGGACGCGCGCCTCGTGGGGGGGTTAATTCTCTCCGTAATAGCGCAAAACAACCTTCATCGCGTTGATGTGCTTCTTCATCATTGCCAGGTCGCGCTTCTTATTGGTATCAAACACAGCAATACCTTTGTCGCGCTGACGCTCCTTGTAGTCTTTTTCAAGACTGTCCAGCATGCTTTTCAGGTCTGTGCGCACGATCTGCTCGCAGCAGTCTGAATCAATTTCAAATAGCATCGGAGCGGCTCCTTTATAGGTGTGTGAGTACACAGGCTCAGAACGAAGGGCCATTCCGTTCCTCCACGACCTGCGCCGCGCGCGTGGCAAACCATGCCGCCTTTCGGAGGTCTTGGGCAAAGTCCAGTTTGCGACCGGCGCGAGACAGATACTTCAGCGCCGAACCGTGGCAGTAACTGATGAACATGTCATCGCCCAGCACGGCCTGGATGTAGTCGATCGCCTCGATGGACTCACCGTCAGGCAACCTGAGTTGGTAGTGCGAAGGCTTGCTCACCGGGTCATCGCCGCGCAGCCTCATCCTGCTACCCAGCGTGCGACGCGAGTGACGAGGCCTAGCCAGAAGCCAATGGCTGCCGCCGTCGTGATGGCGATGACAAGCCAGAGGAACGCCTTGGCAATCAAGTCCGTTGAATCGTTCATGC